AATTTTTTTATGAAAAATTTGCTCAACATTGAATTTTCCAAATAAGATGATGAATGATTTGTCAAGTTATCTGTTTTATTATACCCATTTTTAACCTCATATTTATTTGAAATTAAAGTAAGTCTAAATGATCCATTTTCTAAAAGATTATCATCACTAACTCTAAGACCTATCAAATTACTAGTAAATTTATTACTCTCTTTAAACCCTTTTTTTAGATACTCACCCTTGTATGCTGTATTTGTGTAATAACCTATAGCATTTGTCTTAAAACTTAAAGGATTTATTGGCTGCAAAAAGTAAGAATCAAATAATATTTCTGCTGGATTATCCACTCCTTGCATTGAACTTGTGCTTGTTGGCGACAGTGCTTGTATTGGCACATTTAATCTTGTTTTTGTTTGTATTCTAATACTTTTGGTATCATCAAAACCAAAAACCTTCCCCAACTCAAAATCATTATCATATAATGGAGAATATGGATCAACACCTCTTTGTAGAATTAAAACATATTGATTTTCAATATTATTAAAATAAGAAATTGTTGACTTTAATTCTGGTATAATATTATTTTCCCATTTATTTATTTCATTATCATTACCTTTCCTATCATAGAACAATAATGGTTTCTCCTCACCCAAGCAAATATTCAAAAAAGAATCTTTTTTATTGTTTGCTATTTTTTTAAAATCCCCAATAGTTAATCCGGTTAAAACTTGATAATATTCAATATCAGAAGGATATAGATATTTATCAATATCAATACCATATGGCAAAACATATGTTGTTTCTAATGAACTTTTTGCATTTGATGGGTTTGCATATTTAACAACCACTTCAGCATTTTTTGTTTCTGCTGATATTTTTGTTGTTGCAGTATAACCAGATATAAAATTTATATCTTTTGATTTATCAAAATTCAAAAATGATAATAAAGTGCCTGATTCTCTATTTTCACTTGCAATAATAACTATAACATTATCATTATGTGTTTTTTGGTTATTTTTTGAAGCAAATGTTACCCCTATTTTTGTATTACCTTGGAAGTAATTTTCTCTACTATTAAATTTATTCACTTTTTCTGCTGGAGATAGTCCAACAGATATTGCAGCAATTTCTTTGTTTGAAGTTGCCAATGTTTGAACTTCTGAAAATAATCCCCTAAAATAATATGGATTTTTTGAATTATATACTTGACCTATCATAGCTTGTGTTGTTATGTTTGAAACAACATCTAAATTAGTAAACATATCTTCTTTAAGCCCAGAATCAATTTTTGTATTGCTTTGTATTTTACTAGAAAATAATTCTGTAACTTTTTCAATATATTCAGCAGGGTTAGCTAACTGAGCTATTAACCCTCCTGTTGGAATTTCACTGCTAGATAACTCCATATCATCCCCACTACAATCACAAAGTTCACAATCAGGATAAGTTATCATAGGTAAATCTAATGCTTTAAATCTAAAATTCTTAACATCCTTAAAAATCTTAAACCACTCTATTGTTGCTTTTGCTGCTAAAGCACCCAATGCTGAAAACCCTAATATTAAACCAACTGATGGGAATGATGTTGCTGCTTGAACAAATAAAAATGCTGTGACAATAGGTAATGCAAGTGAAACAGCATAAACTAAAGGAACTGCAAATAAATTCCATAAAAATTTGACAAAATGATAAACTATTATTAATACCCTACCAGTAGTAGAAAATAAAATAAACAATAATGAAAACACAAAATAAAGAAAATCAAAATTCCTAACCCCATCATTAACTGGATATTTATTTGTTGTTGCATCACATGATGTGTCTGCAATTTCCTTAATACCAATAAAACTACCCTTATTTGAACCCCCTCTATATTGGTCAATCAAACTTGATACAGTATATACTTTATTTGATTTAAATTCATAGAATGTATCTTCACACTTTATTGCAGCATCACTATTTGTATAACCAGACCAATCCAATCCAAAATAATATGAGCCAGCAAGTTGATTTTTATTATCATTATTAGAATTCATTGGATCAATAGTACCCAATTTATTCCAGCCATATTCTCTTATATTTGGGACAAGGAAATATGCACGTTTTGTTTGTTCACTTATTTTCCCTGATTGTTCCCACTTTACTTTAAATCTATATTTTGATTTTGTTGGTATTCCTATGGTTGGGTCATTTGTTATTATCTTATCCCCATTTTCATCTGTTATAACATACTCCAAATTCATAGGTAATTCAACAACCCATGCACCATTTGCATCTATAACCTTACCAACCCTAAATGTTTCCAGCACTGGTAAACCTTTATCATCTTTATTAAATGATTGTCTTATTGCTAATATCTCACCTGGGCCACTTTCTAACCCACATAAATTACCAAAATCATCTTTTGGTTTACAGTTTGAACGTATTCTTTTACTTGATGCTGTGCTAAATATTGACCCCATAAATATTGCTGTGGGCTGTATATCAATATTAACATCATCCCTTAAATCAAAATCAACCCTATTTATGGATGAATCACAAGTTTCAATATTCCCCCACAATGGTGAAATATTCAAACCTTTTGATATGGACACAATTTGGGGTAAGGAACTCAAATCTGTTGATTGCTGATATTGATTATTATCAAACTGCCCCTCTGTTGCCATTCCCATCCTAATCAAATCTTGGGGGGTCAAAGAAAACTCGCCCATATCTGACAAATCAAGATCCATTAATATTGTATAACTCCCAACCGGAATACCAAATATCATATAATCCCCACTTGAATTTGTCTTTACGGTATATTTGTAATACTTCTCATACACCTCAATGGCTTGGCCATCAAACATAACATCATTTAGTGTGGGGAATGTTCCTGTTGCAACATGCCCAGGATATGATGGTTCATATGGCAATAAGTTATACCTATAACCATCTTCATTTTTATCATTTATTGACTTATATGGATATATAGATGTAATTAACTCATTGTTCTCATCCTCCTCACTTAATGGAATAAAAATTGAAACTCTAGCATTTGGAATACCAAAACCATTATTTGCAGTAACTCTACCCGCAACAACCCCATAGTTTGCACAATCCAATGTATAAACATCAGATTGCCTTATTTTGAAAGATAAAATCTCAAGGAATTCAATATTTTGGTCTAACTGAAAATTAACAACCTTATCTTGCCCAATTTCAGTCCTAATTCTATAACTATTTTGCATTTTATTCTTTATTATCCATAAATATTTTATTATATGTTATTTATGAAAGAATAAAGAATATCCCCAAAAAATAAATAATTTAAATAATGGTTAATCCATTATTTGTCTTTACCTTAACTGTAATATCTCTTTCTGGATACCTTATATGATATATCTCATTTGAATCTGCATAGATTGTTTCATCCCTTGAAAGTATAATCCTATTTGATGCTGGCGGATAATAACCCACAACTGGTTCTGCGCCAGAATAATTGCCACCAACCAAATTTTTGAACAAAATATTTGATACAGTAATCACACCATTCAAATTCTGAATGCTACTCTTTATTTCAGATATATTTATATCTTTGCCCAACTGAATATTCTGTGGTATGAAATAATTATTTATTGTTGAAATTATATTATTAACAATATCTTTTGATGCAAAACCTGCTGATATGGTAACGGCAGCCTCAACACCAACATCTATAACTTTTGCTGATGAAACAACAATATAATCATTTATCATTCTATAATTTGATAAATAATTTGCAATATTGTCTGTTAAAAATCTTGAATTATCACTAATCAATTTTCCATTTGCATCATAGGATAAAACAAGCACTTGTATTTTATTATCCACCTCTTGAACTGACACCTTTGCTGGAGCCCCAAATTGTGGTGGCATATTACGTATGATTGATTCATAATCATTTATGGTAACTGCTCTTTTCTGTGCAGCAAAATTAAAGGATACAAAATTCCTAACCTCTTCTGTGGTTGGCAATCCTGCTCCCCCAATTGCTGGAAATAAATTATTAACCCTTAATGAATTAATAACAGCCGATTCTTGTGCTGGATTCCCTGCATTCAATCTAAATGAATTAACTCCAATCTGGTTAATTGTATTTGGCCCAAGATTTGTGTTTAATCCACCACCAACTCTATATTGAACAAACAATGTGCTATTTGCTTTTAATGTCCTGCCCAATGAGAAATTATTCAAATAATTCTGTAATGTGGGTAATTGACCTGTTGTTGTGAATTGATTTAATTGCTCTAATGCTGTATTAACCCCATTTCCAAATGTCAATTTCTTAAATCCTTCTGATGTGAATTCACTTACAAAACGACTATCTGTTTGAATATACTTTCCAACCTTTATACCAGCATTGCCTGTGTCCTTTGTTTGGTCAATAATGAAAACCCTATCCTCTGCCAATGAATCAACCTCATACCATTTATTTGCATCCCCAATAAAGTCTGATGATGGGGGAATTGTATTTATCTGACCATCTTTTAATAAAACACTTGTAATACCCAAAACATTTTTATCTGGCAAAAATAATTCAAAAAATGGTCTAACATCAGATGCTGTTATAACTCTCTTAAATACCTTTGTAACCCCATTGATAACTGGCTCACGTTTTGTTAAAGTATAATTAATAACTATATTATTTAACTTGTTTGGTATAACTGTCCTATTTGGAAGACCTTGACCATCATAATCTGATGAAAAATCAATATCATTTATGCTTTCAAAAATAACACCATTACCCAAAACTTGTGCACCTCTCTCAAGGATACCAGCATATCTTGCATCTGGCTTATCTCCAAATGGGGGGACAACTATTGAAAAATCACATAAGGTCAATGAAGGTCTTTGTCCTGGTATTTTTAGTCCATATGTTCTTGCTATATTATATATGGATGATTTTTGTTGTGCATATTGCAAAACTGTTTCTTGCAAACTCCTATCAATATGATAATGCAAATTGTCAGCAACTGCCGCATTCAAATCAAGGAATACTGAAAATATGGAAGCATCATTAAAATCATTAATCAAGTCAGGGTAATATGTCCTAACATAATTTAATAATTCAGTTCTTATGCTCTGAAAATCCCTAACACCATATGATATTTTTCTATCTGACATATTATATATTTATTACGACAAATTCACTACCTGAAAAACTATTGTTATTTGTAGTGTATTCTATTTTTATTTTTGCTGTATTTTGATATGTGCCATTACCAGGCGAACGATAAACCTTATCCCTTGATGATAACCCCACATCATCCACACTCAATCTGTTTCCTTGAACCTCCTCATTCTGATCCAAAGGCTCAATGATTATCTTGTTGATAACCAAATTTGGTATATACTTTGCAACAGAATCCCTAATATCATTTTCAATCACATCAAATGAAACAACATCCAATGGTTCAAATAGAAATTCATATAATCTTGTCCCAAAATCTGGTAAATAATATCTGCTACCTTTTCTTGTTAATAACAAATGCAATAAAGATGCTCTAATCTCATCTGAAGCTGTTTCTGTCATCTTTAAGGCATCACCCCTAAGTGATGTATCAAAGGGGAAATCAACACCATATGTAAAACCTTCAGCCATTATAACTCATTTAAATATAAATATATCTTTTTCACAAATTTGTAAACTATTTTAATTTATTGTATATTTATATGAAAAAAAATTATGAAAACAATAAGATTAACAGAAGCT